ATAGTTCCTTCGCCAGGTGGTATGGTTTACTTGGGGCTTACCAAAGCTGGCGGCTACACCACTTCACCACTCTACAATAAGCTATAATCATGAAACTAATTAAAGAAATTAGCCAAGAGCTAGAATATATTACAGAAGAAGCCAAAGATAATGGCAAGAAAAGTATGTATATTCGTGGCCCATTCATGCAGGCTGAAAAGTCAAACAAAAATGGCCGCATGTATCCAAAAGGAACACTAGAAAAAGAAGTAGAACGTTATCAGAATATGATTGCTGAAAAGCGTTCGCTTGGTGAACTAGGTCATCCTCCAAATCCTACAGTAAATCTGAATCAAGTATCACATCTAATTACTAGATTAGATTGGGACGGGAATAATGTTATTGGTGAAGCAAAAATTTTAGATACACCGATGGGTAAAATTGCCAAAAACTTTATTGAAGAAGGTGTCAGACTTGGCGTTTCTTCAAGAGGTGTTGGTTCTTTAGCTGAAGGAAAAGATGGTATAAAGATTGTACAGCCAGACTTTCATCTAGCTACTGTAGATATTGTTGCAGATCCTTCAGCACCAGATGCTTTTGTAGAAGGTATTATGGAAAGCTCTGAATGGATTTGTAATAATGGAGTTTGGTCACAAGTTCAGATAGATCAGGCAAGAGAACATATTAAGAAAGTTCCCTCAGCTAGACTAGAAGAAGAAAAATTGAAATTATTTGAAAAATTCTTATCAAAAATCAAATAATTATAAATATACTTATAACCTAATTTAGGAGACAATAAATGTCAGTAGAATCTAAAATCAGAGAATTGATTGGGAAGGTAACTTCTCAAGAGATCAATGAAGAGTCTGCTACTGAACTTTCTGCCGGGGGCTCTGGTAAGGTCGGAATGGCTGCTGCTTCGCATGCCAAAAAGGATACTACTATGAAGGCAGCAGTAGCTGGGGATGCGTCTAATCCAAAACAAGGTAATTCGAAAGATGCACCTGTTGTTGTTAGAGATGAAGATGAAGAAAACCAAGGAGCTAAAGCAGCTGCTTCTGTATCTAAGAACGATATAAAAATGAAGTCTGCACCTGGTGCTACTCCTAACTTTACTACAACTGCTATGCAACCAGCTAACGCTGTTAATCAAGCAAGCAGCAAGGGTAACGTACAAAAAGAAGAATCAGAAACAGAAGAAGAAGTTGTTTCTGAAGAAGAAAAACTTAACACAGATATCGGTTCTATTTTTGGTTCAGATATTTCTGAAGAGTTTAAAGCAAAAGCTACCTCTATTTTTGAAGCTGCAGTTATTGCTCGTGTAAACGACGAGATGGAAAAGATTTCTGCTAAACTTCAAGAAGAAAACCAAGCTGAACTAGAAACATTTAAAGAAAGTTTGGTTGATAAAATTGATTCTTACTTGAACTATGTTGTAGAAAACTGGATGACAGAGAATCAACTTGCTGTAGAACAAGGTCTACGCACTGAAATTGCAGAAGACTTTATTCGTGGCATGAAATCTCTCTTCAAAGAACATTATGTTGAAGTTCCAGAAGAGAAGTATGACGTTATGGCTGAGCTGCAAAGCAAGTCTGACGATCTACAGAGCAAGCTCGATGAAAGCATGACACAAGCCATTGAGCTAGCAAAAGAAGTTGAGAAACTTAAAGCAGACAGAGTCGTTCAAGAAGAGTCTAAAGGTCTTGCCGATACCGAAGTTGAGAAGTTTAAGCGTTTGGTAGAAGGCATCGATTTCGAAAGCGAAGAACTCTATCGTGAGAAACTAACTGTTGTTAGAGAAAACTATTTCCCAACAAATAGACAAACTCTAACGGAAAAGTTGGCTCCAGCATCTAATACACTTGTTGAATCAGTAGAAGATAGCAAGCCAATTGTTGAAGATAACAGTCTAATTTCTGAGTACGCAAGAGCTCTTTCTAGATCCATTAAAAGAGCCTAATATTAAGGTCCCAAGGAGACAATAATGTTTTTAAATGAACATCTTTCAAAGAAGTGGGAAGCGGTAGTTGAGCATCCCGATCTTCCACATATCAAAGACAACTATAGAAAAGCTGTTACCACAGTTCTTCTAGAGAACCAAGAAAAAGCACTACGTGAAGAGCGTAACGCACTTTTCGAAGCAGCACCAGCTAATAACATCAGTGCATCTGATGGTATTAATAAGTATGACCCAATCATGATCGGTCTAGTACGCCGTGCAATGCCTAACCTAATGGCATATGACATTTGCGGTGTTCAGCCAATGACAGGTCCTACAGGTCTTATCTTCGCAATGCGTTCAATGTATGGTTCAGAGCGTGGAAATACTTACACACGTTCAGAAGCACTTTATAACGAAGCTAATACAAACTTCTCAGCAGCTTCTTATAACGGTAGTGGTGTTCAAGGTACTGTTAACCCAACACACGTTGGTTCAAATCCAGTTAGTGGAACATACACAACTGCTAACGCAGCAACAACAGCATTTGCTGAAGCTCTTGGAGATTCTTCTTCAAATGCATTTGGCCAAATGTCTTTCAGTATTGACAAGACAACTGTTACAGCTCGTAGCCGTGCGCTAAAAGCAGAGTACACAGTTGAACTTGCACAAGACTTGAAAGCAATTCATGGTCTTGATGCTGAAGCTGAGCTTTCAAACATTCTTTCACAAGAGTTCATGTTTGAAATCAACCGTGAAGTTGTTCGTACAATCTATCGTGTTGCTAAGCCAGGTTCACCAGCTACAGCAACAGCAGGTACTTTTGACCTAGACATCGACTCAAATGGTCGTTGGTCTGTAGAGCGTTTCAAGGGTCTATTGTTCAACATCGAGCGTGATGCTAACCACATTGCACAAGAC